GGTTGTTCAAGGTGGGTTGCAAACCGCTGGTGGCTTGTTGCAAATGCAACAGTCTAGGGATGCGGCACTTCAAGCACAAAGAAACATACAACAAGCGGCAGGACAAGGCGTTGCTGGCGCACAGTTCAGACCCGTTGGCACAACTACCCGTTTTGGCACATCTAACTTCCAAGTTGATCCTACTACTGGTCAGTTGATAAGTGCTGGCTATACAGCCGCACCTGAGATTACTTCTGCACAAAACAGGCTTATGGGTTTAGGTGCTAGTTATTTAGCGCAATCTCCTGAAGAAGTTGCTCAACAATATATATCTAAGCAATATGACTTGCTCGATCCTAGCCGTCAAAGACAGTTGGCAAACATTAGAAACCAACAGTTTCAGACAGGTCGTGGTGGTTTGTCAGTAGGTTCTACTGGTTTGCGTCCAAGTGGCGCACAAGGCTTGATGGGTTCTAATCCTGAGTTAGAAGCCTATTACAACGCCTTGGCACAACAAGATGCACAGTTGGCGGCACAAGCACAACAAGCGGGTCAGCAACAAGTTACCTTTGGTACAGGTTTGTTTGGTCAGGCTGGTCAGTTGGAGAACATGGCACAACAACCATTTGCTTTAAGCCAAGGACTTGCCCAACAGTCATCATTGAGTGGCGCAAGGGCTGGAGAGATAGGACTAAGAGGTGCTGTCTATGGCGGCAATATCGGTACTTCCGCAGGGGCTACTGCTAGTCCATTGGGATATGGTTTGAGTGGCTTGGGTAACCCCAATTCTTTATTGGGAAACGCATTAGGTACTTATCTAACATCACCATTAGTTAGTACTGGAAATGTTGGCGGTACTGGTAGCACATTTAATACTGGCTACTATGACCCAATGCAACAACAGTTTTAAGGAGTAATCATGGCAACAGATATCGTAGGTGGATTGTTTGGTATTACTCCTGAGATGTACCAACAAAATGTTGGTGAAGACATACTGAGGCAAGGCGTACAAATGGGGCAATTGTCTCCAGATGCTTTTGGTCGTGCCAATGTTTATGCGGGTGCGGCACAAATAGGTCGTGGTATTAGTGGCGTTATGGGCGCACAAGACCCACAGTTAAAACTTATTAGCGCACGAAATGCAATATTCAATAGAACTGACCCTAATGATCCAGAGTCTCTTGCACGAGCCGCAAGTGAGTTAGCACCATTTGACCCGCAAGGTGCTAATGCTTTGGCTAATCAGGCTAGGGAGGCGGCGTTTAAACTTTCACAAGTTACAAAGAATATGCGTGAACGTGCTGGTGCAGAGCCTTTACAACAACTTATCAGGGCTGGAAAATATACTCCTGCAAGCGTTGCAGAGTATGCAAATACTGGCGATATAAGTAAATTGGTAGAGATAGAAAAAGTGCCAAAAATAGAAATTAAAGATTTACAAGAATATCGTCAAAAACTAATTGATGCTGGCGCACCTGAATCACAAATTAAAGAAGTAGATGAAGCCATTAAAGGTGTAGGAAAAGGAAGAGGAACTACTGTTTCTGTTGATACTAGACAACCAATAGAAATATCTAAGAATAAGACCGATCTTGCGGCAGAGATAGAAAAAGGTGCATTTACTGCATCTGATCGTATTACTTTGGCGCAAAATTTAAGATCACTATTGCCAAAAGCATTTGTGGGTGTTGGTTCTGATGTTGTCTTGCAAGGTGCAAGGGTTGCAGAGGCTTTTGGTATTGATGTTAAAGGCGTTGCTCCATCGCAAATAGTTGACACTATATTGAATGAAATGACAATTGGTAAAGCGGGTGAGTTGAAAGGTGCTTTGTCTGATAAAGACAGGGAGTTCTTAAAAGCAACCATTGGTACTCGCGGTTTATCAATAAAGACTTTGAACTATGTTGCAGATGAAATTGAACGTAGAGCAAGCATAGATAGAAAGTTGAACACTAGAGTCAATGAGGCTATTAAGTCTAAAAAGAACTTAAATGAGATTGATTTTGCTGAAGAACGTTCATTGGCAAACAAAGACGTTAAGAAAGATTTAGATAGACTTAAAGAGTTGCGCCTTAAAGCAGGACAACAACAATAGTAATTAAGGAAAATATTATGGCACTTACAGCAGAAGAACAAGCGGAACTTGATAGTTTAGAGGCTAGTTATGGCTCGGCTTCTTCAGTTCTAAGCCCAAAGTATGAACCAAGAACTTTTACACAAGATTTTGGTACTGCTGTTAAAGAAAGTTTGCCAGATATAGGTGGTTTGGTTGGTGGTGCTATTGGTGTGGCAACTACTAAATCTCCTTTGGGTGCAACTGCTGGTAGAACTGCTGGAACATTAGCAATTAGAAGTATGTTGGGTAGTGGTGCTGGTGCTTTAACTGGTACTGTTGCCAAACAAAAAATTGATGAGATTATGGGCAAGCCAATGGGCTTAGAGCCTCAGTTTGCAGAGCAACTAAGCAATGTTGCTACAAACATGGCATTTGATGCCGCAGGAAATGTTGTTTTTAACTTAGGCGGTAAAGCATTTAAAATTGCTAAAAACAACATACCTAATCTTGGGATATTTGAGTCTGCCTTGCCAAAAGATGCTCAAATGAAGTTGCAAGTTCAAAAGTTGTTAGAGCGAGAAGGTGGCTCTTTAACTAAGTATCAAATAGAGCCAACAGCGACACGAGGCATAACTGAGTCAGTTGGTCGTGCTGGTATCTCTGGTCGAGGCATATTTGATGAACTAGATAAAGCAAATCTACAAGCATTAACAGCAAAGAGAAATGAAGTCTTAGATGACATTTCTAGCAGAACCTTGACTGATTTAGAGTCTGGGGCTTTATACAAAGATGTGATTGGAAATGCTCAAGATCAATTAAGTCTTGCCGCAAGAGAAGCCTATACTCAAATAAATGAGCGTGGTAAGAATGTTTTGGTTAATTCATCTGCATTGTCAAGCAAAGCCCAACAACAACTAGATAATGCCGCCAAAATATCTAAAACAGGCGATCCATCTACAAGTCTTGGCAATGAAGTAACCTCACAGTTAAAGGCTATTTCTGATCTTAAAGATGAAATTACTTTTGCTGATGCACATGAATTTAGGTCAAATCTAAACAAGCAACTAAGAGAGGCGAAATCAGAATTTGGCGCAAACTCTCCTAAAGTTGCCACTTTGACTCAAGCGGTTATTTCTATTGAAAAAGCAATGGATGATGCCGCCACCAAGTTAAATCCTGCATTGAAAAAAGCATACGATGAAAATTCGGCTTTTTATCGGTCTAGCATTACTGAGTTATTCCCAACAACCTTGGCTAAGTTGAACAACAAGACAGCGGAGCGTGTTGGAGAAACAATATTTCAGTCTGGCAATGTTTCTGAAATCAAAGACTTTTACACATCTCTTGATAGGGCAAAAAAACTAAATCCTGATCTAGACGTTAATCTTGTCAAAATATCTGTCCAAAAAGGATATTTAAGTAGTATTCTTGGAGAAGAAGGAACAGATGTATCTGTTACAAGTCTAATAAATTTACAAAAGAAACTCCAAACAGACAAGAAGTTCAACAGGACATTTAATGAAGCAGTTTCACCTGAAGTTAGATCAAATGTTGAAGTGCTTGCAAATGCCGCCAAATTAAGCCAGACAAAGCCACAGAATACCTTTAGTTTGGCAATCAATTCAGCACAAGCAAATCAGATTAGTGGTGCTGTACAAGCAATCCTAGCCGCAGGTGGTGCTGGATATGCTTATAGCGAATTGGGTACTGCTGGTGCTGTTTTGGCTGGTGGTGGCTTACTAATGGCTCCTAGAGTCTTGGCAAAAATGGCAACTAATCGTGATGCAATTAGAGACATATTGAAAGCAGAAAGTGCTTATGGAAAGATTGTTGATCTTCCTCAAGCAAGTCAAAAGCCGCAATTGTTAAAAACCATTGGATTGCTTAATCAAGCATATGAAAAGTCTGGAGTCACACAAGATGACTTTACGCCTCCAAAACCTGCAAATGTTGGTCTTGGGCTTACTCCTGAAGAACAAAAAGAACTTGATGATCTTGAGTCAAAGTATAAATAGGAGTAAACCATTGATCCTTTCTCTCTCCTCCTCCTTGCTCAAGGCGCAGTCTCTGCCATCAAGTCAGGGTGTGCGATGCTCCATGAAGGGCGCATGGAACTGGAGGGTGCTAAGAAGACAATTGAAGGTGTCATGGCTGATGTCAAAGCCATCAAGGGAATCTGGGATTGGCTTCTTGGACTGTTTAACCCAAAACCCAAGTCCAAGCCAGAAGACACCCCCAAGCCTTTGGCGAAAGCGAAAGCCGCTTCCAAGAAGCAACAGACTTATGAAGAAGTTGAACTACAAACCATCAATGAAGTGGGAGTCCAACTGGGCAACTTCTTTGACATACAGGCTCAATTAAACGACTATTACGCCTCTCTAGAGGCAGAATCGAAGGAACACTATGACCCAAATCAAAATACTTCTAAAAAGGCTATTGAACGTGCTTTGGTGGAACTCCAAATGGAAAACCTTGATGCACAAATTCGGGAGCAAATGACTGTATATGCGCCTCCTGAACTGAAGGCGATATATACAAGGTTTCTGAAGATGTACGCAAAGATTCAGCAAGAACAGGAATGGGCTAGGGATGAGGAAGTAAGGAAGGCTAGACGAGCCAGATGGGCAAAGGAACAAAGGGAGATTGACTTTATCTACTTTGTCTCAGGTCTAGTTGGTGTGGCTTTTATCTCTCTAGTGATGGGATGGATAATGTGGCAGGTAAAAACAATGACACAATCAAGTTTGTTGCTAGGATAATGGTGCAAGTAGCACTTTGTCTTGTCATTGCTGTAACATTTCTAGCCTATATTGAGACATTGTGGATGAAGGCTGAGATCAAACGAGAAGCCAAGGAATTGAGAAAGTTAAAAAGGGAAATCAATGAGATTCGTAATCGTCCTGTTGTTCCTGCTAGTGGCGTGTGATGACAGATACCGCTATTTCTGCCAAGACCCTAAGAACTTCTCTGCCAAGCGTTGTCAACGTCCTGACTGCCAATTCACCCAAGATTGTCCTGATTATCTCGTAGCACCCATATTGGAGAAAAACATTGTCCAAGTTCCAAATCAATCGGCTTCTGAGCCAAGAGGAAATTGAGATACGAGTCTGGGCTTCCGTAGTCCTAATCGTAACAATCATCCTTGCTGGTATCGTGATCTTTATGCTGTATAGCCTAGCCTTTGTGGTTCAGCCAATTAAATCTATGGCTCCAATTGACCAAGCGTTTGCCAAGATGCTAAACGACATTGTTTTGCTCATTGTGGGCGGCATTGGTGGCGTAATGAGCCGTAAGGGTGTGCAAACTGTTGCTGACAAACTGTCTACCTCTGCACCACCTCCACCGCCTCCTAGCACCCCTACCCCGCCCCCTGCACCTCCTGCCACTTCTACTTGGACATCGCCTTCAGGTGCTTTACCTGCATGGGTTAATCCTGTCTTGGATGAGGAATGGAGAGCGCCACCACCACCTACTACTCCACCTGACTATATTGACCCTGCCAAAGAAGAAATAGCCAATGAGAGGGCATTAGCGAGGGCTGAACAATGATTCCTAATCCTTGGGTGATATTGGGTGCTATCTTGGTGGCTGTGAGCGTGTATTTCTATGGACACCATAAAGGATGGGATGATCGTGATATTGAGATGCAAGCAGAGATTGCTGTCAAGAACGAAGAAGCCCGTGTAAAAGAGCAAGAACTCACAAAACAACTTACTGAAAACTCAACTAAATTGATGGAGGCAAACAATGCCATTACTGAAAAACAGTCTAGTCTTGATCGTGCTATTCGTGCTGGTAGGGTGCGCCTCCCGACCCCAAGTTGCGTTCAAACCAGTTCAAATACCCCCGTTGCCAGTGGAAATAGCAACCAAACGGGAAGCCAACCTAACGGACAGGCTAACTCAACTGCTGACGAAGCAGAACGACAAACCCTTGCCGCCATCGCAGAAATAGTAGCCCAAGGGGATAGAAACACATTGCAGTTAAATGCGTGTATATCAGCCTACCAAGCAGTAATGGAGAAAGTAAATGACAGTAAACGCTGACCAATTGGTAAAACTACACATTGATCCTAGTTTGGAGGGTGTCTTTAGAGAAACATTCCAGAAGTGGAATATAAACACAGTTAGACAACAGGCGGCTTTCATTGCTCAATGCGGTCATGAGTGCGGTAACTTTAAGACACTTGAAGAAAATTTAATGTATAGGGCTGAAACATTGCTCAAATTGTTCCCTAGAACACCTAAAAGGGCATGGGGATTTACGCCTGAAGAGGCCAAGGCATACGAAAGACAGCCTAAACGTATTGCCAACAGGATTTACGGCAATCGTATGGGAAATAGGGATGAAGCCTCTGGTGACGGGTATCGGTTTCGTGGATCAGGTTGGTTACAGTTGACGGGACACGATAATTTCTACCACGCAGGGAAGGCTTGTGGGGTTGACTTTGTGATGCAACCAGACCTAGTGAGAACTGCCCAATATGCCGCTATAAGTGCTGGCTGGTATTGGGCGACTCATAACTGCAATCAAATCGCTGAGTCTGGAGATTGGTTAGCCTTAACCAAACGGATAAATGGCGGGACTATCGGGTATGAAGATAGGGTCAAGCATACAAACCATGCACTTGAAGTTTTAGGCGCATAAGTTCTTTTTCCTTTTCTTCTCTGGCAATCTTTGCTTCTGCAACAGTTTCATATCTTCCAAGATAGTGTCTTTTGTTGTCAAAGATAAGTTGCACAACCCACTTGTTTGATCTTGTGTCTTTCATAACTCCTGTTACGCCACTAGAGTTATGTTTTCTAACGCCAATATTTAGTTGATTTATTGAGTTATCAACATCCCTAAGATTGGCAATCCTATTGTCTGTTTTTATCCTGTTTATGTGGTCTATTTGACCTTTTGGAAATTCTCCATAAACATACAACCAAGCAAGTCTGTGCGCCAAATAATTATATGAATCAATCATTATTTGAACATAGCCCTTGTTTTGTGGAGAGCCAGATATAGAGCCAGCCTTATATCTAGTCTTAGTAGAAACTCTTGTAAACAATCCAGTTTCAGGATCATAAGAAAGAACTTCTTTCAATCGAGATTGAGTTAGCATAAGTTTTTCCATTACTTCTCTTGGCTAAACCATAGGACAGCGAATAACACGCCTACGCCTATAAGTGCGCCTAGTATGAGTAAGACAAAGATAGTGAGGATTGTCTCTATCACTTGACCTTGCTCCTGATTACGTCCTCAAAGCACTTAAAAAGGGTTAGAACTGCACTTACAAAGGCAGGTGCAATCATTCCTGCTACAAAGATTAAGACTTCACTCATGGTAGTTTCCTTCAAATGGTATTAACTCGGACTGTCTGACTGAATAATACTCCCCATTGCCGACATCAAACAAGTTCTCTTCTAGCAGGAAATCCTTGCTGTTTATCCATCCAACTAGGCGAACACAAGTGTTGTGTATCTCTGTCAGGACAAAAACATCAACTGGTTTAGTGTTAGACCAGACAACAGCATTAAGATGACCACCAATCTTGCTTGTGCATTTAACATCTATCGTCTTACCCTTGCGGGTTACTAGATCAGCACCAAATTTCCTGAAGTCACAATTTAGATCAAATGGCAACTTGAGGAACTTGGCAACTGCATATTCGGTTATTACCCCGTTTATGGATATTTGCACACCATCTAAGGACTTATCCTGTTTGCGGTCTTGTGCGTGTTGGCTAGTAATGTGGTTGCGTAACTTACCTATGTATGTACAGACCATAATTTCTGTACTGGTAAGCACTACATCCACATACTCCTGATTAAAACGGGATGTCATCATCCTTGAGATTAGACGCAACTGGTTTGCTTGTTGGTGGCTGTGCATCCCGTGGAGAGACTGCCAAACCCATGAACTTGCCTGTTTTACCCTCTTTTATCCAAGCAGATAGCCAATATTCATTGCCATCTACCATGATGTTTCCTTTGTAATCAGGATGCTTTTCATTTTCTTTCTTGTCGTTCTTAAACAACACACCTGAGTTATCACGTTTTTCCATATTTAACCTCTTAATTGATTTAACTTATTAACTTTGTCATCCACTTCCGCTAAGAACTGAACAACCTCTCCTTCTAGTTCACCAATGTACTTGTCATCTCTGGGCACACGTTTGATGAACAACTGAAGTCCCTCTGGCATCCGTGGGTCGTAACTCACGAAATCGCACCAACTACGATTAGCACAAACCATCTGCCATTGCATCTGATCGTAGTATTTCTTTGCTATCTCACCGCCCAAGACAGTATCAATGTGTGTTGCAGTATTTGGGCACTTGATCTCCAAGCATCCATCATCACCCACAAGCCCGTCAGGACTAGCGGCAGACATTGGAATGGTTGGATGGTCAATAGCACCTGTTTCTGTTACCAATAAGTTCATCTTGGACTCATAGTTCGCACGGGCAAAACCTTCATTCTCGATGCCCCACTCCATCGCACTATTTGTGTATGACTCAGCGACTTGGTTAGTCATGCGCTCGACTACCAACTGAGCCATGTAGTTAGCCCTACTGGTGCTATAACCTGACTTTGTTTTAGCAACGATGTCAGAAATGCGGGATGCAGTAGCCTTGCCACAGCGTTGAGCAAACCACTCAGGACTTAATTGTTCTACTTCACTCATTTCAGCACCTTTTTCTTAGCATCCTTGGCGGCAATCATCTTGGTCTGCCATGCCTTGTTGCCATCAGTAGCCGCAAATGCCTCGATGTAGATGTTCTTTAGTTCATCAACTGTGGTGGTGGCTTGAATAGCCGCAATGTAGTCAAGCATCCGTCCCTCGTCAGGAGTTCCTTCTTCTTCAACCACTTTAGAGCCTGTTGTAGCGTCTAACGCATCATGCTCGACTATATGTAGCACCGACACCCAAAGGTAGCGGGAAAGGTAGGTCTGGACAGCACCAAGGTTTTGCACTTCATGGCAACCCTTGAGGGCGGCTGAAGACATAGGGCTTGTGAAGACGATGATCTCGTCAGGCTTCTCAGTATTGACAACAATGAACTCAGCAATCTCTTTTCCAAAGCGGATGATGGAAGTAAGACCTACCTCGTTAAATATCTCAATTGCTGGGATTACGAAATCACCTAACTCAAAATAGTTGTAGCCAGCAAACTTGTTGTGACCAGATTTTTTGAGGGCTTTCTTGTGGAACTTGGCTCTCGCCTCGTTCAGTTTTTGATATACATTCATACTTTACTCCTGTTTAAATATTGACTTTGTTTAACTTGTTCTTCACCTATCCAATGACTGAGCATTATTAAATCACTTTGAATACCGCTTATGTCTTGGATGAACCCATCATACTTCTTGTTCAAGCATTTTTTATCTAGGGTTTTCACCGATTGTTCTATTCTCATTAGGATGGTTGAGTAGTCGTTCAAAAGTATCTCCAAATAGCAACTGCAATCATTCCGAGAACAGTAATTAGTCCAAATAAAACGGGTATGTCGTGTATGTTTGGGGCTGAGTAAAACGGCCCTTCAACAATGTTTTCGTTGACATAATCTTTCGGATATGCCTCACGCAAAGAACGTGAAAACATACGGGTAGTTGGGTTGAACTCATCCATTTAATATCTCCTGTGCAATTTCTTGTTTACAGTCGTTATCAAGATACTTGAACTCGACAAAGTGGTTCTCATGGCAACAGCCAATCTTCTCATTCTGTGGTTGCAAGCAATAGCAACAATAGTAGACGTTAGATTCGTCTTCATAGATTGCTTGTAGTTCGTCTTGTATTTTCATGCTTGTCCCCTTGCTCTGATTCGTTCTGCAATAACTTGTGATGGGTGAGGCCAACCCACCGCCCATTCGTCAGCAATCTTTGCACACGCCTCACGCTCGGCTTTAACTGCTTCATCAATCATGCGTTTAACTAACTCATGTTCAAATGTTGCTTTCATTTAGCCTCCAGAACTTTGATGCGTTGCTCTAGTTTGGCAACCAAGGCTTCTAGGTCTTTGATGCGATCTAACAGCATATCTTTGTATGTGTAGTCGCTCTTGCGGTATGGGGCTTCCACCCCAATGGTTTTTCTAATCACATTAACTCCTATTTAAAAATATTAACTTTTCATCGCTCTCACAAATGCGGCAAAACTAGCGGCTGTGTCCCCAAAAGGCAACTTAGCCAACTCGACTGCCACTTCCTCCAACACATCATTACGAATTAGTAACGGATCATTACTAACTGGTAACGAGCGTAGATTCTCTGTCAAATCCCTGACCAATGCTCTTTGAATACTTCCGTCTGTAACACCAGTAGAAATCTTGCGTTGTTCAGCAAGGTATGCACTATTTCTAATCTGGTCTGTCACATCAAACTCCAGTAAATCAAAGGCTTCGTCAAGTTTGTCGTTCATTCTCTCACCCTGATAGTGTCAACAATGTTTTGCGCTAAGTGCTGGTCTTTCACCATGTTAAAGATGATGCTTGCAATAACATCTCTTTCATGTTCAGCACCTAAATCAAATGCGTTTGCCATGCCTGTGACTGTATTCTCATTACAAGCCGCCATGCGTAAGTGCGTGATCATCTCTGCTTTAGTCATTTGTTTCCCAATGATTTATATTCTGTTAAATAAATTTTCCCATCATGTGCATACCATTCAGTCACTATTCCTTCTGATACTTCCACAATCTTTTTTCCAACAAAAAACATTTTGATGCGCCACCAAAGTGTTGGTTTGTAAAAGCCCATGTATTTATTGTTAAATAACTCTTGGTATGTCATACAGACTCCCATTCCTTGTGCCATTGTGTTGTTATCTCTAACATCTCATCCATTGCTTTGTTTTCACAATGGTTGTATTGCTTCTTAGTAATGTCGTAGGTGATATGCTTATCATCTTCATTAAACACACTAAAGTCAATCTCGTAGTCATCGCTGTGGTCAGCGTCTAACTCATCGCCTGGACTCAGGATGTCAAAGCAAACTAGACATTCTCCGATGCCTTCCAAGTAGACACAAATCTCATGCTGAAAATCTTTAGGTTTTACCGACATTGTTAACTCCTTTTTAAGTTGGTGAGAGGATTGTCAAGGATTAAAAAAGGCTTGTGAATTAGGATAAACCCTATGTTGACAAACTATTTTTAAAGGTAGTATTGCCTGTCAAAAGGAGACACACATGGAAATGAAACAACAACATTATGCAATTCTTAAGAGGTTGCATCATGGCGCATCATCCCTCAAACGCTTCACAGACAAAGATGGTGAAGTCGGTAACCAAGGCTTCCATTATCTTCGTTATCTGAACGATCTTCAGAACTTTGGGCTTGCGCTAGAGATTGATGAAACTTGGCACATCACGGGTTTTGGGGTGGCGAAGTTGGCAGAACAAACGCCAAGGGTATCCAAGGAAAGAGTGGCGGCTGGAACTACCACCGAAACATACGATGGGGCTGACTTGAAGCAAAGTGGCATCAGGGAAGGTGCGTTTGATTTCTTGAAATACCCATCAAAGTTTGGGGACAATTTGACATATCCTAGAACATCGGTATAATCCGATCCGTTGTCGTGGAAAACAACTGTTTGAAGCCTCTTACTCATGCTCTCGCCCTTGGTCTAATCCCTTGGGTTTCCACCGAGGGCAGTAGTAAGGGGCTTTTTCTATTTCTACGTCAGCCGTTTGACTCACGATACGTTACCGAGCCTGCATGGGCTGACAAGTCAGGAAACACCGCACACAAGCACACCCCTTGTGAAAAATGCGACCAGCGTTGGTTTGGCGACTGGTAAAGCGATTGGTACATCGGTGGTAAACAAGGCCAATCGTATAAGCGAACAAACCCGTCAAGCGCACTTGGGGCTTTTTGTTATTTCAATGTCAATAGGAGTCAATATGAACACAATGAAGTCTGGAGCGGGAAGGATAGAAATAGGTTCTATCCACCCTTGGAGAAACTATGCCCGAAAGGATAACAATGTTTGAAGAGTTCTGGAACGCATGGCCTAAAAGCATCAGAAAGGGCGGTAAGCCTCAATGCCGACTTAAATGGGATAAGTTAAAACTTGAGATTCAGGCTGACCAAATCATAAAACACGTTGAATGGATGAAAACAACTGAGCAATGGAAACGGGATGGTGGAAACTTTATCCCCGCCC